ATTGGATGACTTTTTCGCGGCGTTCTTTGCAGCACCCTGTTGGTACCGTCAGCGTCATTGCGTCCGCGTCAAACCAGTCGTCCACCGCGGTCAGCAATTCACCGATTCGCAACCCAACGGTGCCCGCGAACAACCAGCCGCGGTAGTCGTTTTCAAACGCGAACGATGCCACGTATTCCAGTTCTGGGTAGGACAGCGCGATGCCCTCCCGGGTTTCGTGGGCGGGCATCCGCAACCGGTAAATGCGGTGGTCCACCGGCACGCCGCGGTCCTCGGCCGCGCGCAACACGGCCCGTAGTCCCATCAACCGATCACGGGTGGTTGTCCACATCCGGGCCGCGTCCTCGAGCATCCAATCGGACACGTCCCCGGCGGTGATGCCGGCCACGGTGCGGGTGTGGAACGGACGGCCCAGGCCGTCCAGCACTTCCACGCGGCCCGTCCAGGGGGCCATTTTGTAGTGCAGTTTTTTGAACGTCGCTGCACTTCGCCCCTCGATGGTCAGGCGTTGCAGTTCGCGCTGTTCGTGCTTTTCGGCTACCGCTTGCAAGCGCACCCCGTCCGGCTCGAGGGTGGGCAGTTCGCGGATGCCACGGGCCCGTAGTTCCAACAGCTGGTCCCGGTGTTTGATGGCGGACAGTAGGTCCGTGAAATTGCGGGCCGGAAACGGGTGGATGCGAACTTGCCACCCGTCACGGTGCCGCCTGATGCCGGACAGGTTGATGCCGTCTAGGTCGTGGGTTTTCGCCACGGTTAGCCCCCTTGCTTTCGCTGGTAGAGGCTTCGATCGTACCGCCGGGGAAATCGAATACCTCCCCTACTTTGGGGGTGTTTTCCTCGAGCCCCCAGCGTTCCAGGTCGGCCGGGTCGATTCGCCAGCGGGCCCCGATGCGGCGGGCCCGCAACCGGCCTGCCGCGATGTCCCGTAGCACCGTCTTTTCTGACACCGCCGCGAACTCCGCGGCCTGTTTCGGGGTCAACAGGGTCATAGACGGTCAGCGTTGCCATGCGGCCGGGTGCGGAACTTCACGTCTGGTTCGTCCAGTTCCTCGAGGTGCCAGCCACCGACGTTCAGCACCTCGAGGATGACCGCGGCCACGACCGCGAACACGAACACCCCGGCGGCCACATACAGAATCGCCATCAGGCCGCCCACCGGTTCCAGCGTTGGTAGTCGTCCACGGTTGCTTCCACACAGCGGACGATTTCGCGCGTTTTCCAGCTGCCCGGGCCCAGGTTCGTCCACCAGCTAGCCCAAATCAGCCGGCGGCGGCGGGTGGCCGGCCGGCCCCTCACCGCCCGCCGCGGTTGAGGAAGTCACGCAGTTCCGTGCGGCTCACTTTCAGCCGGGTGGGTGTGCCCCGGCGTTGTAGTTTTTCCTCCCGCACCCAACGGCGGATGGTTTCCGCCGCGTAGCCGGTGAGTCGTGCGGCCTCGTTCGGGGTTATCAGGTCCTCAAAATCGGGTTCCACGGCGGACGCGTTCATGGCTGGTGGTCTACCACCCGTGTCCAGGCCGTTTTGTTGTCCCCTGTCGTCCGATGTCGTTCCGCCGTGTCGGTTCGTAACCGATAGTGTCGGATGTCGTTCGGCTGAACTTTCCGCTATTTGCGTGGACTTCCTAAAACGACGATGAACCCGGGCCAGCATCAGTGTGGGCACACCGCCGCGTACCAGCGTCAGGGTCAGTCCGGCCCCCTCCACAACGCGCATGCAGGGGCCCATCATCCTGTAGGCCGAACCCCTCCGGTGGACCCCCGCCATGTGGCAACGACAGCAGCGGCCATATGCCGATAAGGCATTGGCCCGTCCTTCCCGCCACAGGATCGTATTTCCTGGGAGGGACGGCCGCTTTAGACGCCAGGGCCGGACTTCCGCAGGGCGGCCGTCCCCTCCGCCTTCACATTGCTGGCGACAAAAAACAGAGTTGTCGCGAGAGCGGCACTGTTTCAAATGGCACGCGATGCGTCAACTTCCCGGGATTTGCAGGGGCTGCTCGCGCTAGTCGCGGTTCAACGCCCAGGTTTCGTCATCCCACCAGCGGTCCGGAATCGTCTGTGGCACGTCGGGGCGTTCGCCCTTTTTGCCGCCCAGGTACCAGTCAATCCACTGGCGTTCCCCGCTGGTCATTCCGAACCGTTTGTTGATTGCCTGCACCTCGTTCAGCCCATCCCAGGCCCAATCCGGTATGTCCTGAGGGACCCCTGCCGGCCGCTTGTCCGGGTCACGGTCGGTGGTGCTGTACCACGACACCCACGACCAGAACCAGTCCGGATAGCCCATCTCATCACCTCCCCCGCGGGCCATTTGCAACACCCGGTCCATTGGGAATCCGGACCCACAGTCCCAGTGGCCGCCGCCCCAGGAACCCAGGTCCGCGTGCTGGCAGACACCACGTCCGTTGCCCTGTGCCTGGGTCGGTGTCAGCCGGGTAATGGGAATGTTGAACGCGGCCGCTTCCTCCGCGATCCACTGGGCGGTGTTTTGCAGCATGGTCGGGTGGCGGTCCCACTCCTGTGGGCTCCAGGCGGCAAACGCGCACAGTTCCGCCTGCACCGCCACCGGGTTGGCGTCGGCGGCGGTCCAGGCTTTATCCGGCCGGCGGGTGTACTCCCCGACCACCCCAGGGGTGTCGTCAATCCCAACGTGCGATGACACGTCCGCATCCGGGTTGGCAAAGAACGCGCCCAGTTCCTCGATGGTGCGCGCGCCCTCCGCGGTGTGCAGCACGATCAGCCGCACCGCCGCACCGCCGCGGCTCGAGTAGTTCGGACTAGGTATCGCTTTCCGTGTCAGCGTCATCGTCGTTGCGTTCGACTAGTTCCTCGAGCCGTGCGCCAGGGTGCGAGGGTTCCTCCGGCGGGTCGGGCCGTGGCGGCGGCCAAATCGGATCACGGTCGTCAGGTCTATTCCTCATCGCGGTCCCGTTCATAGAACACCCCCAGTCGGACACGACGGATACGGCGGTCGTGGGTGACCACCCGGACAATCACGATCACCAGGATTGCGGCAAATAGGCCGATCACGCACAGCGTGATTTCGGCGGGCGACAGTGCTAATGGCATCACCACCACCTGGTCATTCGTCGGTGAACGGGTGGTGTTCGCACCGGTAGCCGCACAGCGCGCGGTGTAAGCGGCGGGCTAGCAACTGCACCGCTGGCGGGTGTTCCCCGAACAGTTCGTCAGCGATCAGCCGGCCGAACGCCTCAATGTGAACACCGCCGGCCAGTTCGCCCACCGCCCGGATGTCGTCATCGGTCACGTCATCGAACGTGACCGTGCCCAGTTCCGTGTTGCAGCCGGGGTGTTCGCAACAGAGTGACAGCTGCATTAATCAACCACCTGAATGATGGTGCCAACCGAACCGTTAGCACCTTTGTTGCCGGTGCCGGTGTTGTTTCCGCCCGTGCCGCCGTTGGCGGTGATCGTCCCGGTGCCGGTTTTGGTGCGGTAGCACAGCACGATTGCACCACCACCACCTCCACCGCCGCCACCGGAGTTTGTGCCGGGGGCGGTAGCACCGTTGCCGCCGTTCGCACTAATCGCACCGTTAACGGTCAGGGTCGGGGTCAGAATGACCATTAGGCCGCCCGCGCCGCCGCCGCCGCCGCCTGATTGTCCGGCGCTGCCGGTGCCACCGGACCCGCCCGCACCGCCGCCATATCGAAGTGTCGTCCCAGAGCTAGTGAACGCCCATGAGATTTGCGGCCATGCCCGCGGCACCGTTTGTTGCGCGGTCGGGGCGGTGGCGGTGCCGCCAGCGGTTCCGCCACCGGTTCCGCCGGCCCCGGTTGCGTTGCCGCCCGCGCCGCCGGACCCACCCAACGCGTTACTGGTGACGGCGGACCCGCCCGACCCGGCCGCACCAGTGCCGCCGGTCCCACCGTTGGCACCGGACGCGGCGTTCCCTAGTGTGCCGCTAGCACCGCCGCCGCCAGCACCACCGGGAAACTGGGTTCCGAGGTTCGGGCCGGACGCGTCGATTTTCGCGCCAGCGTCAACCGTTATCGACGTGCGCGCAAAAATCCGGTAACCGTTCGGTGACAAGGTGGCACTACTGGTCACCAACAGGGTGGTGTAGTACTTGTCAGCGGACAGGGTGGTGTTCGTATTGATGGTGACGGCCCCGTCAATGCCGTCACCGAAAATCGCGGTGCCGCCGCCGCTACTCCCCGCGGCTGGTGTTTGCCAGCCGGTGTCATAGTCGGTGGCGGACGCTTTCGTGAGTACCTGTCCGCTGGTGCCGCCCACCGGCACACCGGGGCCGGCGGGGCCGGTTGCGCCAGTCGGACCGACGGGACCTTCCGGACCGGCGGGACCTTCCGGACCGGCGGGACCTTCGGGACCTTCCGGACCTTCCGGGCCGGCGGGGCCGGTTGCGCCAGCGGGACCGGTTGGGCCGGCGGGCCCGGTCGGGCCGGGTGTGCCGGCCGCCGGCCCCCAGCTGTCGGTTGCTAGGTCATAGGTCAACACCTCGTCATCACTGGCACCCGCGGTGGAAACGTCGGTTAGGTCGTCCAGGGTGGAGGCACCGCCGCCCGTGTCGGCGGCCCATTGCGCAACACCGTCGTTGGTGACCAAATGCTGTCCGTCGGTGCCGGGTGTGATTTGGCCGGGGGTGATGCCGCCGGGCGGAATTTGCGCTTGCGGCGGAACCGTGCCGGTGTCGCCATAGGCCCCGGACAGGTACAGGTCACGAACGTTGTTTGCCGGGACGGTGTGCCCGTAGACGGTGACTTCGGTGACGTAGCCCTGCATGGCACCATCGCTGCCGTAGCTGAGTGTCGGCAGGTTGCTGCTTCCGATAGAAAAGACACCTGTGTAAGCGGTTGAGTCCTCCGGCGCATCAATCACCGGCCGGGACAACATGATGGTTCCCTGGTTCAGTTCGCCGAACGCGGCCCACGCCGCATCACTGGTTTGCGGTGCCGAATAGATGCCGTAGCTGGGCAACACGTTCTCGTCTAGGCCGGTGTAGTCGTCGGGGGTTTCGCCCCGATAGGTGCCCAACATGGCAATGACTTTCGGTGCCGCGAACCCCTGTTGGGTTGCCTGCCACAACATGCGGGTTAGGTTTCCGTGCCCGGGCACCTCCGCGTATGCCTCAACAGCGATGGCATCAATGCCGGCGGTGGCAAGGGCGGCAACATCGGCGGGGTCCTCGAGCCCGCCGAAATTGCTAACCACCGCTTTGGGCAAACCCGCCCCGACACCGGCCGCCAACGCGGCCATACAGCTGTCATATTGGCCGGGTCCCTCTATTTGCGGCATCCAACCGTTCACCCCGGTGGCGGTTAGGTCAGCACCAGTGGTTCCGTCCGCCACACCCCAGCCAACAACCTGCAACCCCGCCGCCTGCAACGTCGCCACATCGCTGGTCAGCTGGGTGACGTATTCCGCATGGGTCATCCCGGGCGGCATTTCCTCGGTGGCGGGGTTCAGCTGCACCGCCACCGATGTGAACCCGTTGGCGGTGGCTTTAGCGGCCAGCGTCGATGCGGAGTAATCGCCCTTCGCCAGCCCCCAGGTTTCCATGACCATCGGCACCTCGAGTGGGAAATCCGTGCCGTAAATCGGGTCATAGGGGGTGGGTTCGGGCGGGCCCGGGTTGACGTAAACGCGGATACGACCGCCGCCGGCCGCGAACCCGATATAGGCCCACGTCCCCGCCGAAATCAGGCCGGGTGCGCTGGTGTAATCGCTGCTACCGCGGTGGAAATGCACCGACCCGTCCGGGTTCAACAACAAATAGGTTTCGTTCGGCGCGCCGTCGATGTTGTAGATGTCCCAGTTGGCAAGCGCGAGGAACTTGAACCAACCCAGCACGGTGAACGTCTCGCCCCCGCTGAAGTCAAACCCTGTCGTGGTGGCACCACGCCAGTAGTTGCCGCCAAAGAACGCGGGGTTTGCGTTGTCGGGGTGGCAGGTGCGTAAAACCGAAATCGAATCCGCACTTGGCCCCGGCTGGCCGGCGGTCAACTCATCATCGGATAGCGTCCAGTCCCCGGACTGGAACACCATGTCTGCAAGCGCACCGCTGGCACCGGGCGGCACCTCGCCCAGGTCGGGGGTGGACCGTTCGTCAATGGTGTAGACGGGCTCGCGCATCCGCCACCAATGCCAGGCGGTGGGCGGGTCGGCACTGGTGCCGGTGCCGCCCTCCTCCGGAATCGTCGTGTCGGGTGGTTCCGGCGGTGGAGGCTGGCCCGTCAGGGCGTTCCAGTCCAACGGATCGGCACCACCGGGCAGGTGGTCCATGGCGTGCAGAATCGGTTTCTGTTGCTTCACGCTGGCAACCAGCCGGGTGGGATTGACCCGTACACCGCCGCCGGGGACAGGTCTAAATGCATCGTCACGTCATCCATATCGGGGGTCAACATGCGCGCTTCCTCGTGGACGCCCTCCACATAGAACGGCTCGAGCAAAAACCCGCCGCCGCCGGCCGCGTCCACCGTCACGGTCATTGTGTCACTGATGTCCAGCCGGGTTAACAGATCCCAGGTGATGCCGGCACCGACCGTGGATATGCCGATTGAACGGAACCCGATAGCGGTGACACGATTGTGCGGCACCGCGTAGTTATCCACGTAAAACTTGGCGTAGCGTTTCGTTTCCACCAGGCTGTTGCCGGGTGCCCCGGCCAGTTTGCCGGCCCGCGTTTGCAAGCCCTGGAACGACTGTGATCGGTAGCCGCGTTTCTTGATTGACGCGGCGTTCTGCACCATTTGGCCGGTTATCTCCGCCCGTGTCAGGTCCAGCCCCTTGGGGTTTTTCGCGTTAGACCATTGCGGGGTGACGGAACAGTGGTTGATGATTTTTGCCACCCCGCGGTCATATGCGAACTCCCGAATTTGCGCACAGTTCGCGGGGTCGGTGCGGACAGCTGTGCCGTCACCAACGTCCCACTGGTTGAACTCCCATCGCCCCGGCCCCGCTTCCGCGGAAATGTCTATCGGGGTGAACCGTGCCAGCCGGCCGTGGAAACACAACCGGCCGCGGCGGTCGCTGTAGACGTTGCCGATGCCGGGGAACTCAGCGTCCGCCGCATCCTGAATCACCGTCATCACGTTTTCCCCGGTGCTGTAAGAGGTGGGCCACACCTCCACGTTGCCGCTAAACAGCACCAACCAGGGAGAGTCCGGGTCAGGGTCAAACCCCGCGTTGACCAATACCTGGTTCATTCGCGTGCGTGGATAGTCGGCACTGTCGAACCAGACCGTGTCCGGGGACTTGATTTCGGCGGGCGGGTCGTCCCCGAACGTGGCTTCACCCTTCGGCCCCGGCCACATTTCGATGCCGGACAACACGTCAAAAATATCCACCAGCTGCACCGTCAGCATGGTCACCCGCTGGGACGGGTGATAGGCATAGTCGAACTGTTCGATTAAGCCGCGAAAGCGGGTGTGCCATTCCCCCGTCATCGGGTTCCGCCGCCCCAGCGTTGCCTGTTTCAGCGGTTCCAGTTTGTTGTGGTAGGGGCTCGAGGAATTCGTCGGGTCCAACAGGCCGTCCGGGTCGATGATTTCCACGACGGCACGGCCGGTGTCGGTGCGGTCCAGTTCGTACTGGCGGCCACGGTCAATGGTGTAACTGGTGACCAGGTTCGGGTGGGAGTCCAGCCGCGTCCAGGTTGGTTCCCACACATCCCAGTCCGCATCAAACGCCACCAGGAAGCGGCCGTCCGGTGGCGGCGGTAGCGGCGGTGCCGGCATTTAGCGGGCCCCGCGGCGGTTGTGCGGGCGGGCCGCCTGTCGTTTCGTTATTTGGTTTTCCAGGTCACCAATGTTGTGGCTGTTGTAGACGTTGACGTTGCCGGCTATGTGAACACCGCCCGCACCAGCGAATGCCAACGAACGGCCAGCCGGAACCGAACCGCCGGCCCCCACAACCGCCATCCGCCGCCGCAACACTCGCAACTGTTGCGGTGACAGCCCCAGGCCGGCCAGTAGTCGCGCAGGATCGGTGTGGGTGAACTTTGTCGGATCACCAACCGTGTCCGCCGCACCTTTTAGCTGGCGTTTGTAGTCGTTCAGCATTTCCCGCAGCTTGGACCGGATGTCCGGTGGCAGGAACGCCCGTTCCAACACCTTTTGGATGCGTTCGGCCTCCCGTTTGATGCGGGCCGGTGCGTTCGCAAACAGCTGTTTCATTGCGTCAAACTGTGCGCGCAGCTGTCTTATGTTCGGAATCTTTGGCGCACCGCCGGGGCCGAACCCCAGGATGGCAAACAGCTGGGTGGACAGGCGTTCCTGTCGTTGCTGGCGTGCTTCCCGCCGCCGTTCCGCCGCCTCCTCGCGCTTGGCGATGATGTCCGACTCCACACCGATCAGTTGCGATTGCAGGTCCGCGTTGTCCTTGTCTACCTTTAGCCGCCGTTTCAGGGCGTCACGCAGTTTGTAGAGGGCGGCCAGGTCATCCCCCAGTCCTTTCGTCAGGCTGGCCCGGTCAACGTTCAGCTGCAACGCGTCCAACGCTTTCTGTGCCAGCTGTTGGCGCACGTCCTTGCGGCGGGCCAGCACATCCCACAGCTGTTCCTCGAGTTTCATTTGCCGGGTGATGTCTTGCGTCACCCTGATGCGGGCCCGGAGCTTTGCCGCAATCGCGGTGTAGCTGGCTAGCTGCTGGGTCAGCGTTTGGTAACTGGCGCGGGTCAATGCCCGTTGGATGGCCGCGTCAAAAAACTGGTTGACCTGGGCCCGGGTGTATTTGATTGGCCCGGGCCGCCCGCCGCCGTCCAGGTCCCCACGTAGCCGCAACCTTTGGGACTGTGCAAACGCCTGTTTTTGCGAACGCTGCAACGCCTTGTCCGCAGCGATGGCGGCGGGTGTCATCCCTGTCAGTTTGGTGGTCAGTTCGTCCACCGACACCGACAGTTCAACCATCGAATCCTTAGCCTTGTCGGCGTTTCCCGTTACCTTGTCCAGCAGTTTGTAGAATTCCTGAACCGTTTTGTTGGCGGAGTACATGCCGGCGGCAAGGATCGCACCCGCTACCCCAAGTTTTTTCAAAAACCCGCCCTTGCCGCCGCCGGCCGCACCACCCACACCGCCGCCCAACGCGATGTTCGCCAAATCCCGCAACAGCCCGCCCTTGCCGCCGGGGCCACCCAGTTGTCCACGACTCCGCCGTGCGTTAATGCCGATGTTCGCTATTTGGGTGGCAATCTCCCCGATTGCGATTGCAAGCTTGGCGGTCTTGTAGGCAACCAGCACCCCGAACAGCAGTTCCAGGCTGTGTTTCGTTGACCCGGTGATGTCGTTCAGCTGTTTGAACGCCGCAACCAGGAACCCCACAACACCCTTAACCGCGGCAATCGCCTGTTTCACGGTGTCCAACACCCGTTGCTGGTTTTCGGTGTTGGAAATCCAATCGTTGAACTTATTAACGGCATCGGTAACAGCAGGGATCAGCAGTTGCCCGATTTGTGTTTGCAGGTCATCAATGTGCGCGCCAGCGATGCGTAACTGGTTCGCTAACCCGCCCGACGTGCGGGCAAAGTCACCTTGGGCCACCGCACTGTCTTTGAAAATCAGGGTGACGCGGGCAATCGCCTTTTCCTGGGCGGTCAGCTGTTTGGCGTTTTTCTTGCCGGTTTCGTTCAGTGCCTCCTGTTGCACCCGGGTTTCCGACAACAGCACCCCGTATTTGCGCAACGGTTCCGACTCACCGACGACACCGGAACGGATCGCGTCCAACGCGGACTGAACGTCCGTGTTGTAGAACGAGGCTAGGTCCGCACCCAGCTGGGTCAACCGCTTGGATTGTTCCGCCGCCGTTTTGCCGGTGAGCCCCAGCGGACGGAACAACGCCCCGAACGAACTTGCCGTGCCCAACGCTTGACGTTGCGATTGTCCCATCGCGGTGGCGGCGGTCTGTGACCAAGCGATGATGTCATCGGCACTGTCACCGAACACCACCCGCGTCTTACTCATTTGTTCGTTCAGGTCGGACGCGGCATCAATGCTGGTCTTGATGCCAGCGACCAGCCCCGCACCGCCCAAAAACGTGCTGGACGCGAACGCGATAGAACGGCCCATGCTTTTGAACAACCCGGATGCGGCAACACCGCCGCGGCCGAACCGTCCTATGTCACGGTTGAAATTCGTTGCCGCTTTCGAGGAACGCGCAAACGCCCGTTCCAGTAAGCGGCTATCACCAACCAGTTCAACCGTGAGTTTTCGGGCCACGTCACCTCACCGCCTGGGTGTGCAACGCCTGGAACAAGTCAACGCACCCCAACAGCTGGGCCGGGGTCAGGTCACCAACCTGGTCGGGGGGGACACCGAAATATCCGACACGGGCATCCCAGTAGCGGGCGGGGTCACCTCCGATGTCTCCGAACTCGTCAACGAACCGGCCCCATTGGTGTCGGAATTCTCGTTCGAGCTTTTCAACGGGGGGCCGGCATCACCGTCCGTGTCCTCCGTGTTTTCGCCCACCTCGATGGTGATTGCTGAACCGAACGGGGCATCCAGCAACCGATCAAAGACCGTGGGCACCTCCGTGCGTTCGATGCGGCCAACCCGGTGCAACACGATCACCGCCAACACGCACGCCAGTTCCGGGTCAGACATCGCGTCATCCGTCAACGTGGCGGGTAGGTAGCCGGACAGCCGCTTAATCCAGCCCCACTCCCGGGTGGTGAACTCGTCACCCAGGTCCAGTTCGTAACGGCCGTCATAGGGTTTCACTCCGTGAATGGCGATGTGGTCAGGCAAAGGTTGTTCCTCCGTGGTTGAACCGGTCCGCCATTTCGTCTAACGCCCGTTCCATTGCGTCCCGGGTTTCGTCCTCATGGGCGTACAGCGACGGCAACAGGATGTGTCGCATTTGCCAGCTGCCCCATTCCGGGTGGACGCCCGTGGTTTTGCGTTTGGTTTGTTCCACCGCGATGCCGCGTTGACGAACCACGGTGTAGTAGCCGGCGGCGGTCTTTGCGTGTTTGCCGGCCATGTGGCTACGGGCCGCGTCACGCACGCTGTCCCCGACCTTGCGCAACACGTTGCGCATATCGCGTTTCTGTTGTTTGTCGGCAAGGTCGATGGCCCGCAGGAACTCGCGGTAGCCCTCAACCCGGAGCGTTGCCCCCGTGGGCATCGGTTCCTATGGTGCGGTGACGAACGCCAGCCCCGCCTCATCCGCCGCGGTGAACTCCACCGAAAACGCTTCCGCGTCACCACGCGTTGCCGCCGGGGAATAGGTCAGCACCTGGACGTTGCCCTCGAGGCTGGGATTGGTGGCGGACACCGGGGATGTCTGGTCGGGTCGCCAGGCGAACGGCACCACCTCCCGGTCTTTGTGGACCGGGTACAGCGTTTGGTGGACCTCGCCCGACCCGTATGACCCGTAAAACTCCACGGTGACGGACTGGGTGGTGATGCCGGCCAGGTATTCGGACGCGCCCGTCGGGTTGAACCCCGACACGTCAACACGGTCGTGTTCTGAGTTGAGCGTCACGGACCGGGCGAATGTACTTAGGTCCACCGAATCCACCTCTACGCTGTCCTTAAGGGCGACACGCTTAGGCATCGCTGGTACCTCCCTCTTGTTCGTTGTCGTTGCCGTTTTCGCTGTCGCGTTTGACCACGCGAATGGACCCGCGTGCTTTCGCCCGTGCTTCCTGTTCGGGTGACAGGTCCGCCTCGAAAGTCTCGCCCTCCGCGTGTCCCTGATACCCCGTCTTAGCCGTCACTTTGTAGGTCGTGTTCATAGGAACGTTGCAACCCTCCATTCGCACCCCAACAGCCGGCCGTCAGTGGCCGTGTCCTCGAGGTAGATTCGGAACCCGGACACGCCCTCCGGCACCACGGTTGCCACGTCCTCCAATGCCGCTTCCACGGACGCTGCATCGGTTGGGTCCAGCATCCGCAGTAGCAACAGCTGGCCGGCCTGAACATCGGCCGTGGTCACGCGCGCGCGCACCGTGAAGAACAGTTCCGACGAACCGACCCCATACCCGGCACCTGTCTGGAACGGGTCACCGGGGTACAGGTCAATGGACGGCGGTGTCGGGTTCGGGTTCATGTACGCGGTCACCTGTAACCCGGGGATTTCGTCCGCTATCGGCACCAGGGCATCCGCCAGCCCTTGCATCAGCGCAATCAGCCCCACCGTTTCCGGCGGGCTACTCACGCGATGCCCTGGGCCAGTTTCAGCGGTGCCAGTTTCAGGTGGTGCCGGTACCAGCTGTTACGGGCCGTCACGATTGGTTCCGCCTCACCGCCCTGCGGTAGAACACCGAACGGGGAGTAGGACTGTTTCCAGTGTTCCGTGGCCCGGTCCAGGTTCACCGACACGACCAGGGCCGGCGGCGGAGATGGGGCCGGGGTATCGACGGTGTACCCCAGTTCCCAATCAATTTCCTCCGCCGCCGCGTCCAACGCCCGTTGCATCGCGTCCAGCTGTTCCGCGGTTGGTGCTTCCAGCCGTAGTAGCAGCTGTAGTTCCTCGATGCCGGCGTATGCCATCTATTCGGATTCCGCCGCGTCGATTGACGCCCGGATTTCGTCTTTGTTCATGCTGGCGTTGGCTGGGCTCGCCCCAATGGACTGGGCGTAGGCCAACAGTTCGTCTTTGGTCATCGCGTCCAGGTCGTCCGCCTCGGACTCATCGGCGGCGGCCGCGGATGCCGTCACGCCCTCCGGGGGCGTGTCCACCCCCGGCCCTTCGTTGTTCGGCCGCAC